CCAGCTTTAAACTCAGATATACTAAAAATTGCCATTCTAGTTTCCTATTTTCTTTCTTGAGTCTGACCAGACTTTTTGTGTGTCTGCTTTTCTAAACGATTCTGTTGGCAGAAACAGTGCAATGTCCCATTCGTTGACACGAATCTCTAAGAAACTTGAGCGAACATGACTTCTTAGATATTTTTTAAGTGTTGGCTTGAAGAAGCGATACTTAGATGCACTCTGTAGAATTGAGTATGAAATACGCATTCTTGTTGTTGCATCATAGTTTTTATTTGTTAGATTGCTATACAATGCGTCCATCAATCTTGCACGAAGAGTTGGTGGAAGATAGTGAAAGTTGATACCAAGAAAACCATCATTCTGAAACTCAACTGGAAAGATTAGAGGGAACGTATCGTAGTACGGAAGTTCTTTTTTCATTTTTGGATCATACGCAAAAGCGTACATATACCCATATTCCATGTTTGTAGAAACTCTTGTTTCTTCCATACGACTTTCAAATCGTGATGCACTAATTTTTGTGACAAGTTTCTTTGCCGCATTGCGATACCATTCTCTCGCAACCTTTGTCTGTGCAGGTACGATGCCTTGTCTAACGCCTTGTTGAAGTATTCTGTCGAAAATTGCCATAGTAATCTATTTATCTCAAATCTTTCTCTGTAAGTATTTTAAATTCCCAATTTCTGTCTAAACAGTACTCAGACGCCGCTTTCCACTTTGCTTGATTAATTCCCCAAGTCTGTACTTCAGTCAGAAAGCGTCTTGTCACTTTTTCTTTCTTGACTGGTTGCCGTGTCTGAGAGTCTGGTTTAATCTCAATCAAAAGCGTCTTGATCTCATTGTTGCTCTTGCGATACTTGATCCAAAAGTCTACGAAGTAGCGATGCCAGCGATTGTCAATTGGAGACTTGTATGGAACAACGATTTCTTCAGATGACCACTCTAGAACCCATGGCTTTTCGTCACAGTACACCATGAATCTACGCTCAAGCAGACTCCGATAGACGATATTTGTTGGGTCGCCCTTGTATTTTTGATAGTTTCTTGGTTTAAATTTGCCTTTGTATGACATAAATAATAAATGATCTAAAAGAGGAGTAAAAATGACAATCAGAAAAATTGGAGTAGATGAAGCACATGCTGATTTTGTAATTCCAATAGCAATCATTAATTTATATAGTGAAAAAGGTGTTCGTAGAAATATTAGTCATTACATTCGTATGGGAGGCACATTTAATACTGCGATTCGTGCCGCGTATGATGATGCACAGGGTATCATGGGAACCCCATTTGTGGAAGACACAGAATTACTAGGGAAAATTAAAGGTGCAGGTCTTGGTTTTCTGAGCGGGGTAGCCTCACAAGTTCAAAAAGCAGCATTTGGTGCTGGTGGTATGGTTGCAAGTGCTGGTCAGAGTGGCAGACAACAACTTGAATTTCTCAGTAGAGTGTTTTTAAGCAATTTTCAACAAGTTGTATATCGTGGCCCATCATTCAGAATATTTACTCTTCCCTTTACAATGAAACCAACGAGTGCTGAAGAAGCGGCCACGATGCGTGATATTATTTTTGATCTAAAAGGTGCTTCAGTACCAAAAGTTGGATCTGTTGGTGGTGCAACGACTGCTGCCGAAGCGGCGGAACAACTGTTGCCAAAAGGCGTTAATTTAACTTTTAATGAAGAACTTGATCGGACAGCCAGAATTACACAATTAGAAGCAACACTTAAAACGGGTAAGGACGAAGAAAAAGTTGCCGCACAGAATGAACTTGATTCTCTTGACGCTACTAGAGATTTTATTAGTCAAGCAGATGCTCAGAATTTTAAAGTTTCTGACTCAAGTCCATTTACATTTGGATATCCAGATGTGGTTGATTTTTCTCTTGCATTATACAAGTCAGGTTCGCCTGGTATTTTAAAAACAGTTTTTCAATCTAAAAAATGTGTCATTGAAGCAGTTACCATGGATTACGGGTCATCAAACAAAATGACATTTTTTCAAGATAACTACTACCCAACAGAAGTTAATTTAACACTTAATCTAAAAGAACTTGAATTTCAAACAACTAAAAGTATTGCTGAATATAAAGCCGATGCTCAATTTTATAACATCATATGAGTATATTTAATAATTACCCCAAAATCAATTATAAGATAGACGATTACGACTATCTAACATCAATTGATATTACTACGAACTATAAAATAAAAAATCTTTTAAAACAATATCGTGGTATATCTTATCGTCCATATGTGATTCAAGATGGTGAACGACCAGACAATGTATCTCAAAAACTATATGATAGTCCATACTACGATTGGGTCATTTTACTTTTAAATGATATTTACAACATATACGATGATTGGCCAAGAGATCATGAAACATTTAAAAACTATATTATTGAAAAGTATGAAAGTCTTGCGACTGCACAATCTTCAATTAAATATTATTATGATGCGAACAAAAACATTATTGATTTAACTACATACACTTCTTTGCCACAATCTCAAAGAAGTTTAGAAACTGTCTATGAATATGAGTTAAGAGAAAATATATCCAAGTCAATTATAAAAACAACATCTCTTTCGGTTGTAAAAACAATTGAAAGTGATTTAAGAATATTAAATCTCAAACCAGTGCTTTAATTATGGCAACATCCGAAATAAAAAAACGAATCCTTGAATGTGCAAATATTGCTCCATTCAATAATAATAATTTATTGGAACCCAATAAAGTTTTTTTAAGAAAAAAAGAAAGAAGCGTCAACGAAATTGGTAATACTGTTAAAATTACAGACGTTTCCATTACTACAATTTCTGGTGAAAGATTGAGTTTAATTGGATACTTCAAAAGTTTATTTTTTGATGAAAACATTAACTCAGCATCAATTGCTGGAAAAATGACTCTTTTAGATTCTGAAGGGGCATTTGAAAAGTTTGCAATTCGTGGTGGAGAAAAACTTTCAATAAAAATTGAAAATTCAATTTCAACTAAAGTTATCATTTTTCGTGAAGATTTAATTGTAGATAAAATTGAAGCTAATACATTTGATGCACTCACATTAAACAATACATATTTGATGCATTTTTCATCTAGAAGTTTTGTATCATCATTTAAAAAAACTATTTTTAAAAGTTATTTTGGTGATTTCGCAGAAACGATTTATACAATTTATCGTGATATGAGTGTAAATGATCTTCTAATAGAAGATCCAAAAATAACTATTCCAGAAGATAAACCGTATATAAGTACAAGAAGAAACCCACATTCGTCAATATTGCATCTGGCAAACAGGGCATCAATTAACAATAAACTTTTTGTTTTCTTTGAAAGGCTTGTCCCAGTTTTTGGAAATTATTCTGATGGGTCTCCATTTACTGCCACTCATTATTTTGGAAGCATACAAAAATTAATGAATGATGCGAGAGTAAATGGGGCTCCTGCAATATTTTTTAATCCAAAAATTGACGGTAGATTTGAAGATTCTATAATTCGTGCATCAAAAGTTAAACCATTCCCAAATTACACGCATATACCAGCAACACATTTGGGTTTTTATTCATCGGAATTAGACTTTATAAATCCAATTACAAGAGAATATAAAACTCAAAACATGTCATATCTTTCTGATAATGTTCAAGATTTTTATGTAAATAAATTAGTTGATAGACAAAACCCGTATGTAGTTAATTCAGAATCTAAACAGAAAAGAATATCTGTTTCTTCAATTAACGAATTTACATCAAAAGAAAATTGGTTAAAAAACAAAGTTCTTTTAAATCTTTCAATCAATTTACATATGATATCTGTTGATATTCAAGGGTCAACAAATGAAATTTCTACTGGGCATATTGTAAATTTTGTTTTCCCAAGTAGAGTTGACAAAATTGTAAACCCCAGTCATTCAAATTTAAATGTAGATCCAATCATATCTGGACAGTATTTGGTATATGGAGTAAAACATTATTTGAGTGCAGAGTCTTATGTAAAAACACTCACACTCAGTAGAGGGTCCAGCCCATATAATATTGAAAGTAAAACAATTACTGATTCAACGTTCTTAGAATTTTTAAGATTAGCAAACGACAAAGTTGGAATTTAAAGAAATCAAATGAAACTTTCATTTTCAGAATTTTTAGACTTACAAGACTACGAATCAAGTCTGCTTGTAGAGAAACAAATTCTCTACAACAACGGCAAGCGATATGGGCAAATTGTGTTCATTGCTGGTGGTGCTGGTTCTGGAAAAGGTTTCGCAATCAAGCATTTCATGCAAGGCGAAATATTTAAAGTGCTTGACGTAGACGAACTAAAGAAGTCATTTCAAAAACTTGATGAACTCGGCAAATTTACCATACAAGACATTTATGAGAAGTATGGGGACAAAATCTCAACAAAAGACAAAAGCATCATTGATAATGTTGTTGGTTCTTCTGGACTAACTGAAGTCACACTTAAAGACTTTGATCTAACGAAACCAAATCATGTCTATGCTCTACACATGCTTGTCAAAGCGACAGGTGCAAAAGAAAAGATTCTTGACATGATTCTTGATGGTGCAAAAGTTGGTAAGTTGCCAAACATAATTTTTGACATTACATTTAAAGACATAAGCGAATTCAATCGCATTGTTCCTTCTTTAATTCGTGCTGGATACACAGAAAGAGACATTCATTTGACATGGGTTCTGACAAACTACGAAGTTGCAATTAAAAACAACAAGACAAGAGATCGTATAGTCCCAGAAGACATTCTATTGTCTACACATCGTGGTGCGGCTCAGACAGTCTACACTCTTGTCAAAGAAGGAGTGCCAAAAGAAATTAATGGTTCAGTCTATGTCATTCTCAACAATCGTGAAAATACAATTCCTTATATCAATCCAAAAACAAATAAGCCATACAAAACAAAGTTTGGAGAGATCATTGTCAAAGACTTTACTTATCTCAAACTAAAAGATACTGGAAAGCCATCAAAAAAAGAACTTGATGTCAAAAAGCAATTGCTGACTTGGATTCGTGACAATGTTCCACCAGAAACATTAGATACTTCAGAATTAGATAAACTATGAACAATTTTTTAGGACGTGATGGTTTTATTTGGTGGATTGGTGTCGTTGAAGACACTGACGATCCTTTGACACTTGGAAGATGCAGAGTAAGAATTTTTGGATATCATGGAGAAGAAACAGACATACCTACAGAACATTTGCCATGGGCTGTTTCTATACACCCATTAAATACACCAAATCTATATGGTACACCTCAAGTGAATGACTGGGTATTTGGTTTCTTTCTTGATGCAACAGAAGCGCAAGAACCAGCAATGCTTGGGTATTTTCCATATCGTAAAGCAGATGATGAAAGAAATTTCAAAAAAGTAACACAAAAAGAATCTGTAGTTTTAGACATTAACGGTGCTAAGATAGAAATAGATAAAGATGGAAACGTATCAATCACTGCAAAAAACACTTTAACTTTTAAAGATGCAACAAACACATTAACACTTCAACAAATCAAGACTAATCTAGATTTAGGATTAGTCTTACCAGAACCATCAGAATAAGGGGAAACACTATGACAAATCATGAAAATTTAGTGCATTTATTTGAGACTTATCTTTCTGAGCATGAAAAGTTTGAAAAAAAAGGCGTTATGGTCGCAGGCACAAGAGCAAGAAAAGCACTTGCTGAACTGACAAAATTTGCCAAAGAACGTAGAAAAGAAATTCAAGACATAAAAACAGTAGCTAAATAACACATGGCAATTGAATTCTATAAAGACTTACCGTTAGACTTCACACCACATCCGGTGTCTGGAGATGTTCGTCCAATTGTCAATGACGTTGCAGTCAAAAGAGCAATTTTAAATTTGCTTAGTACAAAACTTGGTAGCAAACCGTTTAGACCAAATTATGGGACAATCATACAAGATTTTCTTTTTGAAAATCAAGATGTTTTTACAGAAAATGAAATAATAAATTATTTAAAAGAAATAATTGAAAGATTTGAACCAAGAGTTTCTGTAAGAAATATTAAAGTTGAATTCGTTGAATTTGGATTTAAAATACAGATTGATTTGATCATAGCAAACGTCAATCAATTAATACAAATACCACTTACAATTTTAAGGGCTGCGTAAATGGCAGAAGAAAAAAATTTAAAAATTGATGAACTTAACTTTGAAGGCATCAAAGCAAACTTTAAAAATTACTTAAACTCGCAAGATCAATTTCGTGATTATAATTTTGAAGGGTCAGGAATTTCTGCATTGCTTGATCTTCTTGCGTACAACACATACTACAATTCGTTTTATTTAAATATGATTGCATCCGAGTCTTTTCTGTCTACTGCACAGAAAAGAAATTCGGTTGTTGCTTTAGCAAAGTCTTTGAATTATACACCAAGATCAACAAGTTCAGC